CAGCTGCTGCAACTGCGGCTAACGCTGACCAAGATAGTGCCTTAGAATTATTTAGACAATTACTTCTAGAAGGTGATTATGGTGATGGAACATCTGGAAGCATGTTTAGACAAGGACTTACTTGCACTATGAAATTTGAACGTGGCACAAATGATTATATAATAATAGACATACCAACATCTAGTACGGCTGGGACACCAACTAATAGCAATAAATTAAATGAGCAAGGTATTTTTATCAATAGTGCTGCTCACGACATAACGGGAGACCAACAGTTAGAAGTAGATTTAAGTATGATATTTAGAAGTTTGAAGATAACAATAAGAGACAATGTACCAGTATATCCATAAATAATAGTAAGGAGAAAAATATGGCGAAGCAAAGTAAAGCGTTTGACTACAATAAGTATACGGTCGAACCATCAGTAGAAAGAAAGAAAATTGTTATTGAGCAGACGGGAGACGAGTTTGAAGTTTCTGTAAAAACTCTATCGTGGAGTCGTAGAAACCAACTAGTATCTCGTTGTTTAAAGGTAGCTAATGATGGACAATCTTCTTTTGATGGCGACAAGTATATAAGGGAATGCCTAAAAGAAATCATTGTGGAAGCTCCATGGGGGCCTACAAATGAAGCTTTTTTGGTTTCTATTGATGATAGACTAGGTACTGCTTTAGAGAAAATTGTACCAAGTGCTTTCGGAGATAAGGGAGGTCAAACACCTGATGAAATAAAAAAAGAGTCTTAGTTTTCTTAAAGGGATTTCCTGTAGATAAAAGTGAACACATGGTCTTTAGCTATTGGCTAACTATCATACAACTTTTGAAAACAGGGTTTTCTTGGGAAGCTATTACTAATTTCTCAGATGAAGAACTTTATATGATTATGGGAATAGAGATGGCTTTGACACAAAGGCAAAGGGAACAAGAAGCTCAAGCGTCTGCTAGAAGTTTCAAAGGCCCTAAAGGAGGATTTTGATGATAGGTATAATAGGATTAGCTGGAGGAGCCGCATCCATTATGATGGGAGGAGCTTCCTTAGCTCTGACAGCCGGTGCTGGTGCTGTTGGGCTTGGAGCGTCAGCTGCAGTTGGGACAGTTAAACTAGCTAAAGATTCTATACAAGCATTATCTCCAATAGGTGCTGGTGGTTCACAAGCTCGAAAGAGACTAATGGAAAGAGGTCTTATCGAAAGTGGTGTCAACAGAACTAAACAACTTAAAAAAATGGCAGGTAAGACAGCAGGATTACTAGGAGTAAATGTAAGCCTTGCGTCTATTTTAAAACAATCACAGATATTTACAGGAGTCTTTGGTACCGTATTCCAAATTTTAGGTGCTTTCGTTGATATTATGTTAATTCCACTTATGCCAATTATCAAGTGGATATTAAATGGGATGATAGATTTTATCCCAGACGTGCAAGCAGCATCAGCAAAAATGACAAGATTTGGAGAAAGAGTTCAAAAATATATAGAAGATTTACTTGAGAAATCAGAGGGATTTTGGGGTAGCAATGGGATTCTGTGGAATTTAGTTAAAGATATAGGGTCATTTATAAAAAACTGGTGGTTAGAGGATGCGTGGCCCGTTATTAAAGATTGGTGGGATACTATAGCCCTTCCGGGATTATCAGGATTTATGAAAATGGCTATAAATGAACTGTTATATGCACTTAATCTTAAGGACCGTCCCCCTACAAAAGCTACAACTCCACTTTTTCCCGGAGCTTATATTGGTGCAAATGCAGCAAGAGGTATAGCAAAAGCACCCTTTTCTCCCGCAGTCGGACACAGGGGGGTACCAGCCAGAGAAATAGGACCAACGGGGGCAGTAGTCGTGGATGAAAAAGGACGCTCTATGGCCGCTGGGTTTGGTATTTCAGCAGATGTAGCAGAAATGATGGACCAAGGTATACCGTTTGATTTCAGTAACCAAAGAAATGCAGAAGAAATAATAAAAGAAATTGAAGCTGTTCACGCAGAGATTCCTAATCCTGCACCTTAAATAATCTT